TTGATGTTCATAAAATTATCGCTCGATGGGAAGCGGAAGATTATGATCGTGATCCCGACATGGTGAGTTACGACGATCTTGCATTTGATCCAGGTGATGTTGATTACAATGCGGAGCACTACTAATGGGCGATGTAATGACAGAAAGCAAGGTCTTTGAACTTTGCACTAAAATGCGACATCTTGGTTATGCAGTTGTCTGCTTCACCCCAGAAGAATTGCGTGGCGCGAATCCTGATCATGTTGAAGATCGTTTGGTTGAACTTGGTTGGGATGTGATTAATGATATTGCTGAAGATATTGAGACTGAACGATTGGTGGGACCTTCTGAAGAAGATTGGAACTGGAGCATCAAGTGATGGATGCGCATTGGTTCGGTGTCATTTGCTTTCTTTGCGGATTTATTTCAGGTATACTAGTCTGTATCCCAGCAAAACGAAAAGACAGGTATTTTTACGATGACAAATGATCATAATGCGTATGCGTATCGTCGTTCTGTCCTTGCATCAAAAGCAAGAGTTGCCTTTGACCCTAGCAATAAAAAGCACATGCTTGATTTTGCGAAGTTTGTAAAGTATAATAGTTGGAGGGATGGCTGTTCTTATTTCTTGGAAGATCCCTTTACTGATATTCCGACGATGATTCGCTCCAAGATTGCTGATCACACTTTATCTAAATTGGTGGAAAAAGTATGAGTAATGGTGACTTCGAAGTATTGAATCGTGGCACAATTGAAGAGTTGCAGACTCTTCGAAAGTTTGCTCGTGAGATGATTTCTCTAGCCAAGATTCACGACATGCCCTTGCCGCATGAAGTGCGAACAAAGATTGGTCTCTTGGAAATCTTCTATGCTCTTCATATTGAGAAGTATCCTGTATGATGATCTATTGCGCTGCGCGTTTCAAACCCAAAAAGAAACGCAAGCCAAAAGGTGTGATTGCAAAGAAGTATAGTAAGTCCTCAGCCATTCTTGGTGTTGAGAAGTTGCCGAGTCTTTCTTATGGTCCACGAGTTGGTGCTGATGCTGCTCGCAGCATTCAGTCGCTGAAGTCTGATAAAGTCTTTACAGAAAAAAGAGAGAGCCTGATGTATACAGGCACTTTGGTGAAAGGTATTGCTACGATGCACAAGTCGAACGCAGTGCCTGTCATAGACGAAGAGCAGATGAAAGATATTTCGAGGATGCGTCGCGGATGATCGGACGCATTCTCTGTTTCTTTGGTCTGCATAAATGGGAAGGATTGTGGCGATCTAGTCGTTGCAGTTATTATCCATTTGACATCCTTGTAAACAAAACTTGCAAACGATGCGGGAAAGTGGTTGTCCCAAAACAACCACATCATTCATCTGATGAGGATTAATTTATGAGTATTCGCAAAAAGGCTGTTATTGAAACTGGAAAATTTATTGCTTACTTCAGTATCCTGTTCTGTGCTTTTTATGTTCTTCTTGATCAACTTGGTCCAAAGGTTGGGTCGATTGTTATTGCATTGAGTTTGATTGGTACTCTTGTTTGGTGGGTATACGATTATTTTGTGCATAAATTTACACTTGAAGATAAGTGGAAACTTTGATCAGTCCCTGTAAAGGTATTTGCACTCTAGACACCCGACGTGGCTTTTGCGTCGGGTGTTTTCGCACATCTGCAGAGATTACTGATTGGTATAAGTTGCCTTTGCAGGAGAAAGAGCGTATAATGAGAGAATGCAGAGAACGCGAATATATACAAAGTAATTCCTCAATTTCTTTTGAAAGGTGATTTATGTCTAAAGTAGTGTTTGAATATGAAGGTCAAGTAAGTGCTGGTTTGAATTCTTGGGATCGCGATTCTCAGAAACGAGTCACTGTTGAACTTAACGATGATGATCTTTCTGTTAATGAGATGCTTGAAGAGTTTATGAACTTCATGCAAGCAATCGGATATAAGTTTGATATTGGCGATCGCTTCGAGGTTGTGAATGATTTCAAAACCCAACCAACTCAAGCAAATGTTGACGATTATAAGATCGACTTCAGCAAGCATGATCCGATTGTTGATGAGGGTGGTACTGTAATCGGTACTGTCGAGAAGGCACAATATACGCCAACTGCAGTAGAACTTGATGCAGAAGTCGAACGCATTCGCAGCGGAAAGCCAGGACTATCTGAAGAAGCATATGAAATGGCTGCGTATACCAACTTGACAAGCAAACGAGTTTAATCATGCCAGCCAAAACAGGTACGAAACGACATGGAAAGGGTCGTGCAAAATTAGGTTCGAAGAAGCGTAAGGCACGTCGTAAGAAGTCGTGAGTACACTTGAATCAGTAACCCCCAAGTATGACATTACTTGGTATGTGAAGTGGACAGCAAGTATTATCACACTTGTTGGCATCACAATACGAGCCAGCGGTCTCGTCCAATATCAATGGATCGATTTGATCTGTAGTTGGATTGGGGCTGCTGGCTGGTTCTTTGTTGGATTTAGATGGAATGATCGTGCGTTGATGATCCTCAATGGTGTAATTGGTGTGGTTTTGTTTGCAGGAATAATGAGACATTTTCTGTCATGAAGATTTCAATTGGCAAGTATCCAAAGAAAGACGGCGAACAAAAAAAGTCGATTCGCATTGATCCATGGGACACGTGGAGTATGGATCATACTCTTGCTGACATCATTCTCCCGATGCTCAAGCAATTACGCAAGACTCAACATGGTGCGCCATGCACAGATGATGAAGATGTTCCTGAGCATCTTCGTTCGACCAATGCTAAACCCAAGAAGAATTCTTGGGATGTGGATGAGTTTCACTTCAAGCGTTGGGACTGGATCATGAAAGAAATGATCTGGACATTCAACGAGCACGCAAAAGATCGCGAGCCAAATTTCTGGATCAAGAAACCCAAACACAAATGGGTGAGTATTGAAGGTCAAGATTGGAAAGAAATGGTCACTACTGACAAAGGCATCTACGACGAAGAAAAAGCCAAAGCATATTGGAAGCGTAAGAGCAATGGCTTTCGTTTGTTTGGAAAATACTATCAAAATCTTTGGGACTAAATAGTTAAAAATTGAGGATTAATCATGCTACCACCAGTAACAATCTATACAAACAACGACGACATTAAATATGCAATGTTTGAGGTTGAAGAAATAATCTCAAATGAAATTCGCAGAAATGGTTGTTGGAATTATCCTGCCATCGACATTTGCGATAAAGTTCTTGCTTTAGCTGAACATGGAAGTCGAGTGGTTGATGTTGGAGCGGGATTAGGATCATTCACTGTTCCTCTTGCAATTAAATATGCAAACAAGCATATCTTCTCATCATTCGAGCCTATTCAACCTTTGTTTTTGCAGTTGTGCACAAACGTTTTATTAAACAATCTAGATAATGTGAAGGTATATAATGCCGCACTATCAAATTTTAATGATACTGTTAATGCTCCAATCTTAGAAGTTGATACTTGCGGAAATCATGGATCATATTCATTTGTGAAAAATATAAATGAACTTCGAAACATGGCTCCTTCTGCTAAAACAGATGTTTTTGAATTTAAAACTTTAGACTCATACAGATTCGCAAAGGTTGGTGTGATTAAAGTTTCTGCTCCAGGAATGGAACTTGATGTCTTGAATGGCGCAAATGAAACTATTTCAATGAGCAACCATCCACCAGTAATCTTCGAAGCATGGTCAAATGAATGGTACAAGTACCAGAAAGAAGCATTGCTTGATTTCTTCCAAAAGCATGGATATGAACATTATTGCTTCATGGGCGAACACATCATGGCATTTAAGACTTATGCCCAATGGAATGATTGTGTGAATAGCGCACCTGTGGCGCAACCTGTTGCAGCACCAACGGCAACTCATACGCCAACAACTGGTGGATCCTCATTTAAATTTACCGAACAACACCATGACACAAAGAGTGTGTTACAGAATCAAACCGTTCTAAGATAAGGAATAATTTGTGAAAGTTTCTGTTATTACGCCAACTACTGGCAACCCATTCCTCAAGGAATGTATTGAATCCGTCCGCAACCAGACCTATAAAAACATTGAGCACATTGTAGTGGTCGATGGTAAGTCACGTTGGGAACAAGCGGAAAAAGTTTTATTTGAAGCAGCATTCCCGCGAGGCGAAAGCAGCAGCGATAGACTTTTGGTTCTACCTTATCCCACAGGCACTGATCGATATAATGGTCATCGTGTGTACGGTGGCACCACTTATTTCGCAGATGGCGATTATCATCTTTGGTTAGATGATGATAACATGCTTGAGCCAAATCACATCGAGAGTTTGGTTAAATTAGTCCAAGAAAAAAATTTAGACTGGGCATACTCTTTGCGCAAGATCATTGACAAAGATGGTAATGTTCTTTGTTTAGATGATTGCGAATCGTTGGGCATATGGGCAAGTATTCTTCATCCTGAAGATTATTTCGTCGATGTCAACTGCTATTTCGTCAAGAAACAAGTTGCTGTTGGAATCACTCCAGTTTGGTATCGCAAATTCCGCGAACCTGGACAGATGGAAATTGATCGCGCAATTGCATCTGTCTTAATGCACCAAAATAACAAATTAAAGTTTGACTGCACACGCGATTATACGGTAAGATATCGTGTTGGCAATACTGGTCTGTCAGTACAAGCAGAGTTTTTCTTGAAGGGGAACGAAGCAATGTTACAGCGTCACAACAATAAACTTCCATGGAAGAAAGAAGCGTGAAACCAATCAAAACAAAAATCCATCAAGGGCATGATCCATTTTTGGATTATACACCCATGGCAGAGGATATGCAGGGTTGGGGTAGCACCGACGAAGCATTTGCTGAAGTCATTGGACAAATTAGACCAACAACAATCATCGAGGTTGGAACTTGGAAAGGATGTTCAGCCATTCATATGGCAAAGACTGCTCTTGAAAAAGGTATTCCACGAGATCAACTTGAAATTGTTTGCGTAGATACTTGGCTTGGTTCAGTTGAACATTATGAGTTTGGAAATTTAAATGAGCAATGCCGAAAGCATGGTCGACCAAATTTCTATGATCAATTTCTTTCAAACGTGGTTCATGCTGGATTGTCTGATGTCATCACTCCATTCCCAATGGATTCAATTAATGCCAATGAATGTTTCCAAAGATGGGGATTCAAAGCAGATCTAATTTATATTGATGCTGCTCATGATTACAATTCAGTTAAACTAGATGCTTTTATGTGGAGTGAAATACTACGCGACGGTGGATACATGTTGTTCGATGATTGGCATTTCGAACCAATTCGACGAGCCGTACATGACACCTTTACAGAGGAAAAGGTCTTTATGACTGGAGGAAAAGCAACGTGGGTGAGGTAAAAAATCCCTGTATCGCTACCATCTTCATGAGTAATATCGATGAGAAGATGGTGAATATGCAAAGGCTCGTTGTTGCCAAATACAACAAATCTGGTATCGTTCATTATCCTGTTTTGACTGCTGCAGATCCTGGATCGACGATGACTCAATTGATTTCAATGATTGAGAGTCGTGGGCATGATGCAATTATGTTTCTAGATGTGGATGCTGTTCCATTAAATGATACAGCAATTGATTATTTCTTCGACAAAGCATATAATGGTTGGGTGATTGGTGATGCGCAACGAAGCAATCACATTCAAAACGATCAACATGTATTTGCTGCTCCACATAATCTAACATTTACATTCGAGACTTATCGAAAGTGTCAAAGCCCATCATTCAGCCCAAATCATCGAGGTGATGTTGGCGAGGAATTGACTTTTAAGGCTAGAGAGAATAATATTCCTCTAGAGATTATGATGCCATTGCGCTATGATGCTCCACCAATTCGTATGGATTGGGAACCAAAAGATGCACCACCATATTGGGATCTTGCTGATGGTATGCCAAAGTATGGTATTGGCACAACGTTTGGTACAGTAGGAAATGAAATGTTCTGGCATATGTACCAAAGTTTTCATCCAGGACAAAACGAACGTTTTATTAAGAAATGTGAGGATTTACTAAATGGCTAATCGTAGTGATTTTTTTAATGCTAAACTTCCACGCAGTATGAAGCGTGCACTTGCCATGGCTGAGACCTATGGTTGGATTAAGGATGCGCATGAGCGTGGTGATCTTCGCCGATCATTAATTGCTGCTCATGCGAATCATGTTGGTTTTAAATTGAAGCGTCATTCTACAGAGAATCGCGACGCAGGTGATAGTGAATAATGCATTCTTTATCAGAACTTCGTGACTTGCTAGTATCTAAACAGATACAGATACTAGATTATAATGGTTGGCAACTGAGAGTCGGTGATGACACGTGGGTTATAATACACGATGTTCTTTATTTAAATGGTGAAAAGCAAAACCCGAAGCAAAAAGGTTTATTTGACAAATACAAGAAGGTGAACACAAATGACAATCAAAGCACTCAAACTCGTAAGTGGCGAGGAATTAGTAGTCGAAATTACCGAGGAGACAACGACGGACTTGACCTTTAAGAATCCCGTCGCTTGTGTGATGCAACGTTCAGAGAAGGGTCCAGTTCTTGGCTTTATGCCTTGGATGCAAGCAGGTGATGGTCCATTCGTTATGAATAAAGATAAAATTATTACAGCATGTGAAGTTGCGCAAGAAGTTAAAAACGGATATAATCAGATCTTCGGCGCAGGAATTATGGTTCCGCCGCAGCAATTGATTACGGGGTAAAACTTGTCCGATTTTTATACCAATATCTGCGTCTCTGGAAGATACATTCTCTTCAGAGGTGTTGAAAACGATAAAAGGGTCAGGCGAAAGGTTGAATTTCGCCCGACCTTTTTTCTTTCCAGCCAAGAGAAATCTGAATACACAACTCTTGCTGGTGAGTATGTAAAACCCATTCAGCCTGGAACGATTCCAGAGTGTCGTGAATTTTTAGAGAGGTACGAGAGTGTCGACAATTTTCCTATTTTTGGGAATAATCGCTATGAGTATGCTTATATTGCTGATGAGTATCCTGACGATATTCTTTGGGATGTCAGTAAAATACTTATTGCCTATCTTGATATCGAAGTTGGATCCGAAAATGGATTTCCTGAACCAAGAGATGCAAATGAAGCAATCACAGCAATCAGCATCAAAGTTAAGGGTAATTATTTTGTGTTTGGTTGTGGCGATTATGTCAAGCATCGTGACGACGTGCACTATGCAAAGTGTCGAGATGAGTCAGACCTCATACGACGCTTCCTCGACCTATGGAGCCGATGGCATCCAGATGTAGTCACTGGCTGGAACGTCGAGCAATTCGATATTCCATATCTTGCAAATCGTATCACCAAGATTCTTGGTGAGGATGAAGCCAAGAAACTTTCACCTTGGAATCGTATCAGCAAACGCGAAACGGTGATGATGAATCGTCCAGTGCAGTTCTATGATCTTTCTGGAATTGCCATCCTTGATTACATCCAACTCTATCGCAAGTTCACTTATTCGCAGCAAGAGTCTTATCGTCTTGATAACATTGCTCACGTTGAGTTGGGTGAAAAGAAATTAGATTATTCTGAGTTCGAAACTCTTCATCAATTGTACAAACACGACTATCAAAAGTTTATCGAGTATAACATCAAGGACGTAGAACTTGTTGAGAAACTCGAAGACAAGATGAAGTTGATTGAGTTGGCATTGACTCTTGCTTATGACAACAAAGTAAACTACGATGATGTGTTCACGCAGGTTCGTATGTGGGACGCAATCGTTTACAATAGTCTCTTGAAAAAGAAAATTGTAATCCCTCAGATGTCAAAGGGTATCAAGAGTTCACAGTATGAGGGTGCTTATGTTAAGGATCCAATTCTTGGCATGCACGAGTGGGTTGCATCATTTGACTTGAACAGTCTGTATCCGCACTTGATCATGCAGTATAATATTTCGATGGAAACTCTTATTGAGCCAGCGAAGTATAACAATGTCATGCGCGAGTTTATTCAAAATGGTAACATCAATGTTGATGCATTACTCAATCAAGAGGTTAAAACAGAAGCCTTATCTAATCTAGGTGTGACTGTAACACCAAATAGTCAATTGTTCCATGTGGATAGAGGTCAGGGTGTGTTGCCTGAGATCATGGATACAATGTACAAAGATCGTACACGCTATAAGAAGTTGGCATTGGAAGCCAAGAAGAAAATCGAAACTGTTCTTGAAGATAAGAATCAAGTTCAGTATCTCGAGAAACAAGTTGCACGATACAACAATCTTCAGTTGGCAAAGAAAGTTACTCTAAACTCTGCTTATGGTGCGCTAGGTAATCAATACTTCCGCTTCTTTGATATTCGTATCGCCGAAGGCATTACTACAGCAGGTCAGTTGTCTATTCGTTGGATTGAGAAGAAGATTAACGAGTATATGAACGACTTGTTGAAAACTCAAAATGAAGATTATGTCATCGCCTCTGATACTGACTCAATCTATTTGAACATGGGTCCGCTGGTCAAGAAACTTTACCCTGATACTTCTGACA